CTACGATAACCGCGCATTCAACATAGCTACCTGTTCGTCGTTCATGTCATCAATCCACATACCGTAAATTTCATACACCATCTGCGCAGTTTCATGCCCCATCTGGCTGGCTATAAATGCCGGGTTCGCTCCTGCCGTCAACAGCCAGCAGGCAAAAGTATGTCGCGTATGGTACGGATTACGACGGCGAATACCAGCACGTTTTACAGCTGCATTCCATCTCGCACCCAAACTGCTTACCGAGTAATAAGGTTTCTGTTTTCCGTTACACACCCTGGGCATGAAAACAAAATGCAGTTTTTGCTTTTCAGTTCTGCCGTACTCCCGATGATAAAAAGTGATTTCGCTTTTGCGATGATGCCCGGTCAGTTTGTATTGCTCCTTCAGTGCTTCAAGAGCCGGCTGCAGTAATGTTACCGTCCGGATCCCGGCATTTGTTTTTGGGGGACCGAACATATCAAGTATCGTCAGGTTTCTTCTGACATTCACAATTCCCTTCTCGAAATCCACATCCTCCCACGCCAGAGCTGCCAGTTCCCCGTGACGAAGCCCGGAGTAAACGGCAAATTTCCACAAGTTTTGGCTCTGTCCTTTTTCACTTTCCATTAATGCATTGAATTCTGTTTTAGATAACGGGTCTGGCTTTATTCTGTTTCGCTGTAATTTTTTTACTCCTTCAAATGGTTTGGTTGATATAAATCCCGACTGATACGCAAAACGTAACAACGAACAGAGCAGGGCGATATAGTTATCAACTGTGCGCACGGTTCTTCCTTTTTTGTTGGATCTTGGATTATCCAGGTAAAGCGTTTCTCCATACAGCAGTTCATTCCGGTAGTTTAAGATATCGCTATAACGAATATGTGATATAGGGGTACTCTCACAAATTATTATCCTGAGTGTTTTTAATTGTGATTTCGTTTTCTTCATTGTGTTTGTTGTTAACTCTGTCTCTTTAATTTTTGTCCAGATATCACAAAGCTCGCCGAACGTTTTTATGACCCTAGTTGTCACCATTTTTGCCCCAGTGCTGGACTGGGGAAAACGTCTTAAATACTCAAATTCACCGGAGTTGATTTCATGAACTATCAACGCTCTTAAATTCCCGGCCTTTTTAATGTTACTGTTAGTAACCTCCCAGCCTTTCAATGTTTCCCGACATCGTTTTCCTCGAAACATGAACCAGATGCGAATGTATTTACCTCGAATCTCGACACCTGTTGGTAATTTAGACATATCATGAGTCTTTGATAAACTGATTTATCTTTGGATAGTTGTACCAGATAATCCCTCGCTTACTGTCTGGCTTCCCTAAAGGAGATACTCGTTTGAAGTGGAAGCCTTCCACCCAACAGTTCTGGCGGTATGCTTCAATTTGTCTGGCCCCCAGACCAGTGCGAAGCATCAGGCCGTATTCAACCATCCACTCTTCATTAAAGATTACTTGTGCCATCGCATCACCTCTGGCAGGCGCCAATGTTAGACTGAAATTGACGCCCGATGTTGATTATTAATAATCAGCTATGAAGTTTTATTTTCAATACAATGCAATTCACGACGACTGAAGTTTCTCGCAATTAAAATTTATCAGTTTTACTTTCTGCTCTCTGGAAACGCCTGCTTCTTTTTTACCTGAGAGCATTTTTTCGCATTCTGATTTGGTTAATTTTGTTTTTGAGTACCTTGTCCAGTTAGTAGGAGTGCCACCTTCCTTTTCAATAGTGGCGGTAATTTTATACATGAACACCTCCATTATTATTGCCAGTGGTTCGTTTATTCCATCTTTCGAGTGCTTCTTTTTCACTTCCACCATAGCCGGTTCGGGATTCGCATCCGTTACACTTCGCGCGGTAATATCCTGAAATGGCTTTCACCGTTACTGATGGACAACCACAAAAAGGGCATGGTTTGACTTTTTCATACCGCATTGTCTTTTCTCTCATAAAATAAAATTTTGTGATGGCGGTGAGGCTACACCGCCAAAGTCAATATCAGGAGCCGATATATTCTGGTTTCATATCTGTCAGTGTCGTTTTATACGCCTCATATAATTCACCCAGATGTGGCCGAGCAGCATTCAGCGTATTTTCCAGAGCAGTAAATTTTTGTTCTGCTTCTGGATCACCTGAAGAAGGTAGGTCATTTATCATCTTCTCGATACGGGCAATAGCATTGAGACGGTGATGACGCTGAACCACTTTTCCTTTAAGTTCCGTATAGAGAGCGCCAAGTGTATTTTTATGATCTTCCACTTCCTGGCGAAGTGCTGTTGTTTCCCCGGTGCTTTGTGCCTGCTCAATACGTTCACGGAAAGCATCGATCCAGTTTTCCCCAGCATCCTGCTCAATAATTGTTGTTTCACGTTCCGCGCGGCAAGCGGAAGTGTTTTTATGTTCCTGAACCGGATTAATGATTTTTTCCTGTGGCTCGTCCAGTTCGTCCCTGGTGTACACTCCAAGAATCACTTCGGGGCAATAAAGGCGCGCCCAGCGTTTCAGCGCCAGATAGGCAAGCTGCTGGCGAGGATCGTCGGCCCATAGCGTTGAATTACGTGTTCTGGCCTGCGCCAGAAGTAATTCCAGTACGCGTGGTTTACTTTCGCCGCGTAGTGTTGCCTGGACACGAACACCGATCCCGTTTTCATCGGCCAGCTTCCAGCCAGGTACACGATATTCTTTCCCTTTGTCGCTCTTCCTGATTTCAAATTTCCCGATAATTTTTTCCCACGGCCCGAACCAGTCATATTCAATACGCCCGGTTAGCGGCCCACGAGTACTGATTACGGCATTAACCAGTTGCGCTTCATATCCGAGCACACCATTCACAACGAAAGTTTTCTGAGCTACTGCGTAAGGGTTCATTTGCCACTGCATCGCCTGCATGGTGATGGCCATGCAGTCTGATGGATTTCCCCGGAGGTGTTCCGGTACAGTAGCCATGCCGGAAGCCATTACCTGGGAAAATGTCTGAATTGCAGCCAGGGACTGAGGGCTGAAAACCGCAACATTAGAGTTAATATTTTCTTGTTGAGTTAATTCGTTCATTGTGTCCTTCCTCAGATGCTCAGTGCTTCAAGACGACGAAGATCAAAGTCGTTTAATTCGTCGGTATAACTTTCGGTAATCGGTGCTGGCCAGTTGTTTGTCTCCAGGGCTTCGTTTATCTGGCGTAGCGTCCGGCGATATTCCTGTCGACCAAGTTCCAGGAGTTCCTGCGAGGCTTCCACGACTACCACCCAGTGATAGCCAGCATCTTTGTTGACGAAGATCCAGAAAAATTTGTCCAGGTTTGCCACATCGCAATACATTGCGGCGCTGAGGTGATAATCACGCTCAATAATTTCACGGTGCAGGCGATCTTTAAGTCGTTCCTGTCGCACATAACCGAGGCTGACTGACTTCACGTCAGCGCAAATGCTTTCGTATGGCAGCCGGATTTCGATATCAGGACGGACCCTGATTTCCAGCCCGGTTTCTTCATCAAACCCGAAATAGCTGATTTCAGATTTGCGATCCGGGTGGTTGAGTAGCCTTGCTGCATCGGTATTGTTTTGCAGTGCCGCGTGAATATTTTTTGCCTGTTCATACATATCCGGACTGATAAACGTTTTCCCGGCATTTTCTTCTTGCTGGCGTTTTTGCCAGTCCTCCAGTGTCACCAGTTCCGGGCGAATTTTCCGTGCGATTTCGGTTAATTGCTCTTTTGTGCCACTGATGTTGTAAGGCAAAGATTTAGCACGTTCTTTTTTTGCCAGTTCTGGGTCTACAGTTTCAATTTGATCCAGAAGCTGCTCCCGTGCTCCACTGGTTTTCAACAGAGGAGGGAGGCTTGCGTTGTATTCTTTAATACAGGCTTTCATTGCTGATGCTGTGTGTTTTTCCCCCTCAGGAATACGCCGAAACTCCACCGGAAGCGAACCGTAAAGGATGCCTGTTTCTTCGGCCCCGGCACTTACAGACAGTGGCTGTATAAGAGTGCTGTTGTAGCTTTCGATCCACTCTTTCATCTGCTCTGGTGTCATCAGTGCTGGCAGACTGGCATTGTGTTTTTTAATGATGGCGATCAGTTCGCTAGAAGTAGTAACCACATATTCAGGAACCGGTACCGGAATGGCATATTCATCAGCGAATTTATCCGTTTCCAGAACATAGCTGTGAATGATCCGCCCACGCAGCAGTGCATCACTTTCCTCGTTCGGAATAGTTCCGGCAATGTGCCGTCCGTGGTAATACATCAGGCTGATACGGGCATCCTTCAGCATCGTGCTGCTTATTCCGTTGGCGGAGTGATAAACCTCGTTCGGGAGGTTTTCATAGCGGCCAGGCTCGAAATATGACGGCCACATGATTTCAGTTGCTACAGGAGCTGACGCTTCACCAGTTTCATCACTGCAATCACGATGCGGATCGCTGCCAGCATTCTCATTGTGCGGATGTTCAGCGCCTTCCATTTCCACCGGATCTTTTTCCTTAGCTTCAACCTGATTCTCTTCATCGAATGTTTCCTGGTATGTTGCGTCGCCCATCACCGCCCCACAGTCAGGGCAGTTATCTCCGCCAGCCTGACCGCAGGCATTGCAGACTATTTCCGGTTCCTGTTGCACTACTGGCTCAGGTTGTTTCACATCCGGGCTGGTTTTTCCTGTTTCTGGCTGGTTCTGGTACACAGAATCGCGAGTCTGGATCCCCTTAACCCATTTCGGATCGTTCGGGTCGCTAATTCCGTCAACAAATTCACCACGTGATGCAGCAAGTAATTTATCGGCATCGACAGGATTTTTTGATGGAATGTTTTTCCGGGCTTCATGGAGTTCTGCCCGCAGTTCCAGATATTTCGCATCAACAGAATTTACCTGTGACTGAGCATCCAGCGGCTGCGTGTCCTGATGATGTTCAGTTGCGTCCGGTTCCATTGTTTCAGCCTCTCCCTGTTCATCTGCCGTTGTTTCAGATGGTTGCGGTTTTTCTTCATCATCCTGTTTTCCTTCTTCTGTTACACGCTGCGGCATCGGGGCAGAGGAGCGACCGCAGGCAATATCCACGATTTCCGGATCAGGGTTGGCATGATCGGTTTCAGTCAGTACTTTGTTCAGATATTCAGTGACGTGCGCGGGGATGACCTCGATCCCAATTGGTGCTTCTTTCACGGACGCAACCACGATGGCGCGTGAATAATCCAGCCCGCCAGGCATGGTGATGAATTTGTCGCGGAAAACAGAAAAGGGCGGTTTATTTTCAGCGATAATTTCCTCAATGCGTTTAGCGTGTGCCGGATGAAGGTTATAGATGTCCACGTCCATTGAACGGGCCAGTACGCCAGTGGCTACATCGCGCGCCAGTGACGTCAGATTGTGGACGAAACCTTCGCCGCGATCGGTGAGGTTCCCGCCGCCAGCATTAGCACCGGAAGCCGTGCGAGTGATGCGTGAAACACGATTCCCACTTCGCCATTCTTTTGTCAGAAGACCGCGATCAATGTGTTCGGTATCCAGCCAGGCTGAAATGAAATTCTTAAATTCATAGGGCTGATGTTTTTTCGTGATAGAGAAAACTGCCTTAATTGCATCAGTCAGGCGGAGCAGGGCGGCATTATCCAGAGTTGTCGGTTCTGCCATGCCGCGTATGGCCAACAGCAGATTCTGGACATAGCTGTTTTCCTGATCCATCTCAAGAGCAGTAATGTGTTCGCGTTGTTCTCGGGTGGCATGATGCAGGTATTTCCGATCCCCGGCCGCATAGGTAAAAATGTGCAGAAGACGCTGTGTGAACCGCAAAGTAGATACAGATACTTCGCAATCCTGGCAATCCCCGTGAGCGTCTGCCCGTGTGTTTTCTTCCTGGCCTTCCGCCGGTTCTTCGGTCTTCGGTGCATTCTCCTGATGGTGAACGTCGTCTGGCGCTGCTCCCGGTTTTAGTTCCCAGGTCATGGAGTCTTTGCTGAGTTGATAGCGTTCACTCCAGGTAAAATCGATCTCACCTTCAGGGGGAAGGTCATTAACGACAGGAAAATTCGTGGCAACAGGTTTAAAATAGCTGCTCAGTTTTTTACCTGACTTAACGAGCAGGTAGTCCAGAGTGGCACAGGTCGATTCAAAATCGTCGCTTGCCCACAGGACGACGTCAGGTTCACCGGATGATTTTTTCGCTTTCCGTAACAGGAAGAGTGGTTTTGTGCTCATTGTTTTTTAACCTCAACTCAGATTAAAATTCGTTTTGTTCAGTGAATGATCTTGCCGGATACACACTGTTCATAGCCTGCGCCATACGCAGGCTATTTCTTTCAGATTTCACCGTTTAATTTCATTGCAATCAGAGTTGCCAGAAATCCGGCTTTTTTTTCTGCGGGCAGATTCTTTCCGATGTGAACCAGGCACATTTTTGTGACACCTTCATCAAGTGTTTTTACGTTGCCTGATGGACCGTCGATATCAACCACAGTGAATGGGGTTTCTTTATTTTCTGTTTTAATCACGTAGCCAATACGCTTTCCTTCCAGATTAACCTCGTGAACAATGTCATCGGTAGTTACAACAGTGGCTTCATAATTGGTAATCATGTTTTTCTCCTTAATTAAGGTTGAGCGAATCCCTGCCATTGCTGGCATAAATTCAGTTTCGAATAGTCAGTTAATTAAAGTTCGTGTGCCATCTGGTCTTTTTCGGCACAATTTTCACTACAATATTTTTTCATTTCCGTCGTTGGGATAACTCCACGCATGAAATGAAGTGGTCTTTTAATGGTTTTGCTTTCTTCAACGTCTTTATTGCAAAGGTGGTAACCACATTTTATTTTCATGATTTTCTCCTGTGAGGCCTGCGGGAATTTCTTCATCTACAGGCCGGATAAATTTCTCAACAGGGAAACATTCACCAGCTACTTTTTGCTCAATAGCTGCGGCCTTGCATTCAGATTCGGAGTTATAAATTCCGGTAACAACATCCTGAGTTTCGCCTGATGTCAGAAAAACGGTCATGACAAGAGCGAACAAAGTGTTCATTTATTTTACTCCCGGTCGCAATTGCAAACTGAATAATGGCCTGCTCAAACATTTCTTCATCCTGTAAAAATACAGCGATGGCGAATTTACTCTGTGCGGCACTGATAGCTGTTAGATGATTACGTTCCATAACGCCACCTGAGCTACTTTATTCCTCGGTAACTTTATAACCATTAATTTCCAGAAATGTAGCGATATCCTGATATGAAAATTTTTCCAGAAGCTCATGAAGACGCCCCTCTGTTGAAAAGTATTCTGCTATTTCTTCGGCTCCAACCATTTCAATAATAGCGTCGTTATCTTCAACTGAATCAATCAGGTCTGATAACTTCACGCCATTGACTTCAATACATAATTTTTGATTGTAATCGGGCTTAACCTGTACATCTTTTGCTGTTATTTCAAAACTTATCTCTTGCATATAATTCTCTTCTTGGTTACTAAGTGAATTTTGTGATGCGGTGCCTGGTGCCTCCAGGTGACTGCAACCAGTTAACAATTACAGTCGGCTTTCCCACCCAAACCAATAAGGACTAACATGACTTTTAACTGTGCCGCGTGCGCTTAGCCGCATTCACCGCATCACAAAATTCACTTTAAAAAGGGCGGACATCAGCCGAACTTCAAGAAAAAACTGATGCCGCCAAGACTACACACAGCAATGTCGTTATTTACAACCGGAGGCGCACTCCCACCATTTAAATTTAACAGACAAAACCGACTCTTTATGGATATCGGAAATGCGCCTTCGTGTTGCGCCCGGTTTTATTTCACCACCTCCGGGCTTTGGTGGCCTCGGCTATACCCCTACAGCGAGAATATTGAATTAATCCAAATAATGGATTAGCAAGTATTTCTGGCAAGCCAGCGACGTGCGCCCGTTTCAGTTTTGAATGTCTTGCTTTTGGTATAAGTCATGGCGGTGAACGTTCCATCCTGGTTGGGGAACACGCCACACACTAGGGATTCGTTGTTGCCGAGGTCGATTTTTTGCATTTTGGAAACCCTCACATCTTGTTGTTGCGGATAGAGGCTTCTGCCTGCCAGAGATCCCAGTCGTTGCTGCGTAGAGCCTGTACAGCCTGGCTGTAAGTGATGTCGTAACAATCCATCAAATACTGAACTACTTCGTAATGCACCATTTTATCTCTCCCTTTAACGCCGGGTGGCGGAACTAAAACCTACAGCGCCGTGCTGCTTCTGCAATAATATTAGTTATATTCATATAAGTGATCAACACAAATATGCATTTTATTGATAAAAATGTACTATCGTAATGAAATTTTTAGTGTTTTTTTTGATAAAAAAGAAAGGTGAGGGTGCAGAGGGGACAAAAAAACCGCCAAAAATGGCGGTTTAGTTACGAGGTTACGGGAGCTATTTCTTCATGCGTTTCTGAGCTGCCAGCATCTTTTCAAACGCTTCTTTGTAGAGTTCATTCTGACCTTTAAGCCTTTCGATTAGTTTTGCTTTTTCTGATTCGGGTAGGATTTCAAAAAGATCCAGTAAATCAGCTTGTTGCTTGTTAACCATCCGCCAACCTTCGCCTTCGAAACTTTCGTCATAAGTTCCTGAGGAACGGACGTAATTCATCAGATCAGCTAAATCAGGCCTCAACTCTTCAGGCTTAACTCTTAGTAATACAGCGAATTTTAATGCTGCATCAGTGTTTAGTGGAGCCTTTCCGTTGAGATAGTGGCTAACTGTGGATTGAGTCTCAAAGCCCATTAGCTCAGCAGCAAGCTCCTGAGTCAGTTTGAGCTCTCTTTTTTTGGCATCCCAGACTGCGCGCAGACGCTGCGTAGCTTCTGGCGATGCGATTTCTTCGCGTTTTCTTCTCATACCACCATCTTATGAACACAACTCATAATCTCAAACTGATATAGGTATTGATCATTTAAATTAATATAGTTAATATTTTGACAGGCATTACTAAGGTGACCCTTATGACATTAGATGAATATTTGAAAAAAAATCGTGTACGACAGTCTTGTTTGGCTGCACTCGCTGGTTGTTCGCAATCAATGATTAGCCTCGTAGCTACTGGCCGTAGTCAGTTAAGCCCCGAAAAGGTATTGCGTATCGCGGAGGCTACGAATTTCGAGGTTACACCTCATGAACTTCGGCCTGATATCTACCCGAATCCGACCGATGGTTTACCTGTTGGATGTAAAGCTAACACACAAAATGCACAGGAGTTGATTCATGAAAATCAGGCATGAGCACATTGAATCAGTGCTGTTAGCCCTGGCCGCTGAAAAAGGGCAGGCATGGGTAGCCAATGCAATTACTGAAGAATATCTGCGCCAGGGGGACGGCGAATTGCCCTTGGTACCAGGCAGGGACTGGAACAATCAGCAGAATATCTATCATCGTTGGTTAAAAGGTGAAACGGAAGCGCAAAGGGAAAAAATTCAGAAGCTGATCCCAGCAATTCTGGCAATCCTTCCGCGGGAGCTGCGTCACCGACTCTGCATCTTCGATACCCTGGAACGCCGTGCATTACTGGCGGCGCAGGAAGCGTTGAGTACGGCAATTGATGCGCATGATGACGCAGTCCAGGCCGTTTACCGTAAAGCGCATTTCGGCGGTGGTGGAGCGTCCGACGATTCTGTTGTAGTGCATTGATTGAAATTAATCGTGCCGGATTGTTTTGTTCGGTATCAGTTAAATGTAACGCTGCGAGCGTTACAAGGTGAAAACAAATGGCTTCAAACTGGATAAAGCTCGAGGTTATTACGCCGGATAAGCCGGAAATATTCAGGCTTGCTGAGATTCTGAATATTGATCCAGATGCCGCATTAGGGAAGGTTATTCGCTTCTGGGCATGGGCGGATCAACAAATGATAGACGGTAATGCAGATTGTAACGCTCGCGGCGTTACAAAAAGTGCAATAGATCGCATCACTTTTATGGCTGGTTTTGCTGATGCGTTAATTCAGGTTGGATGGCTGGTCGAAAATGACGGTGGGCTTTCTCTACCTAACTTTGAACGTCATAACGGGAAAAGCTCTAAAAAACGGGCGGTTACAAACGAGCGAGTTACAAAAATACGCGAACTGAAACGAAAGGGTAACGCTGCCAGCGTTACACAAACGGATCAAAAAGCGTTACCAGAGGAAGAGGAAGAGGAAGATATAAATACTGATCTAACCCATCCCAAACCCTTCCCTTCCGGAAGGGAGTTCCGGGATTTTGTGGCTGGAGTGCTTGAGGGGAGATTATCTGGCGGTACTGCAGCGGAATTTTGTAATTCTGCGGTGGTTGCGTTGCAGGCTGCTGGCCTGGATGTCTGTCGTGAGTATCCGGTGCCAGAGCGTGGTGACGGCTGCGGAGGGCGGATTGATATCGTCGTGACTGACAGGAACGGTGTCCGGTGTGGGATCGAGCTTGACCGAAATTCTCCGCGACAGAAATCACTGCTCAAAATCGGTGCTGTTGAAACCGGGATATGTGTCTTGCGGCGCAGTGATATCGCAAGGCACACCGAGCAGGGAATTCTGGTTATCGGTGGGGCTGTTCGCCAGAAAAAATTTGACCCGTTGTCTGTTGATCTGCCCGACTGGTTGCCGGAAACACTCTGGCATGAGTGGGTCCGGTTCAGACAGGCATTGCGAAAACCGATTCGAACGGAGCAGGGCGCTAACGGGGCGATACGGGAACTGGAAAAATTCCGTCAGCAGGGTTTTACACCTGAGCAGGTGATTCGACACAGCATCGCCAATGAATACCAGGGCCTGTTCGCGCCGAAAGGTGTTCGGCCAGAGACGTTGCTCCGACAGATTAACACCGTCTCGTTTCCGGACAGTGCGATCCCGCCAGGCTTCAGGGGGTAACAGACCATGAAAAATATTGCGACAGGCGGCGTTCTGGAACGTATCCGCAGACTGGCCCCGCCACATGTAACCGCGCCATTCAGGACGGTGGCGGAGTGGCGCGAGTGGCAACTTGCAGAAGGCCAGAAACGTTGTGAGGAGATCAACCGTCAGAATCGTCAGTTGCGGGTGGAAAAAATCCTGAATCGTTCCGGCATCCAGCCGTTGCACCGCAAATGCTCGTTTGCGAATTACCAGGTGCAGAACGACGGCCAGCGATACGCGTTGAGCCAGGCGAAATCCATCGCCGATGAACTGATGACCGGATGCACAAATTTCGCATTCAGCGGAAAACCTGGTACCGGGAAAAACCACTTAGCGGCGGCTATCGGAAATCGCCTGCTGAAAGATGGCCAGACAGTGATTGTGGTTACCGTGGCTGATGTTATGAGTGCTCTACACGCCAGCTATGACGACGGGCAATCAGGCGAAAAATTTTTGCGGGAACTGTGCGAAGTGGATCTGCTGGTTCTTGATGAAATTGGCATTCAGCGCGAGACGAAAAACGAGCAGGTGGTACTGCACCAGATTGTTGATCGCCGGACAGCGTCGATGCGCAGCGTGGGAATGCTGACAAACCTAAACTATGAGGCCATGAAAACGCTGCTCGGCGAGCGGATTATGGATCGCATGACCATGAACGGCGGGCGCTGGGTGAATTTTAACTGGGAGAGCTGGCGCCCGAATGTTGGTCAGCCAGGTATTGAAAAGTAATTTTTACCGGGAGGAAATTTATGGAGACTGTTTTTGACGCACTGAAAGCGATGGGAAAAGCCACGTCGGTAGAGCTGGCTGCGCGACTTGATATCAGTCGTGAAGAAGTACTGAACGAGCTGTGGGAACTGAAAAAGGCTGGCTTCGTTGATAAAAGCGTATACACCTGGCGTGTGGCTGATAACAACGTTCAGCAGGAACAGCCAGCGCCAGAAGAACAGCCGGAAGAAACCACCACGGCGACAGTAGCGAAAATCTCAGAGTGCGATTTAACCGCGACGATTGAACAACGCGGACCACAAACGGCGGATGAACTGGCTACGCTGTTCGGTACAACATCCCGCAAAGTGGCTTCAACGCTGGCAATGGCAATCAGCAAAGGTCGTCTGATTCGTGTTAATCAGAACGGTAAATTTCGTTACTGCATGCCGGGCGGTAATTTACCAGCAGAGCCGAAAGCGGCATCGGTAGCGGAAACTGATGGTAAAGCCTTTCCTCAGCCTGCATGTGTTGCGTTACCAGTACAGGAGGCTGCAACACAGGAAGATATTAAAACAGAAACTGTGGCAGACATTGTGCAGCCGCTTGAGAAGCGAGTGGATAATCTGGTTCTGCCATCGCTGCGACAGGCAAACCGCGAACTGCGTCGGGCGAAAAGTGATATCCGGAAATGGGAGCGAGTCTGCGCCGCGCTGCGGGAGCTGAATAAATATCGCGATATTGTCGCCCAGCTTTGCCAGGAGGCAACCAGTGAGCAAGATTGACTATCAGGCACTGCGTGGGGCGGCAGAAGCAATAAAAATAGCAGCCACACCACAAAAATTGCTGGCATTTCGTATGAAAGTCACACCTCAGGTTGTGCTGGAACTGCTGGATGAACTGGAAATTAAAAGCAAACGAATTAACGAGTTAATCAAGGGTGGTGAAAACGCCAAATACGTGACTGAAATTTTCCGACTTGAGAAAGAACGCATGGCGCTGGCAGCGGAGAATGCGGCGCTTAAACAGTCGGAGAAGGAATTTAATAACTTCTGTCGTCAGGAGTACTACGGTTGGGAGGACAACTTCACGGAAACCCCAGCCACCGATGCTTTCCTGGCTGAAGTACGGGCGGTGGCGTTTGACGAACTTCGCGCGGCGTTTGTCAGGCACGTAAAAGTTGCAGGACTGGATGAGGCCGATACCGTAACGCTTAAGGAAGTGACAGAAGCATTGTTGCATTGTGCGGAACAGATTCGCGCGCCTGAATAATTAAATTTAGTGTTGTAAATAAAATTTAATCCTTAACCGGAGGGATTTCTGCACCCTCAGAACATCAGGAGGCCGCCCGAAAGGGCGGTAATGAAATGCGAAAGTTCAAAATAATTATTGAAACGGGAATAGCTGGTGGAGATTTTGAGGATGTATTCGAAGTGGATGATGATGCGACACCAGATGAAATACAGGACGAAGCAAAAGAAATTTTCTTTAACTACTGCAATTACTCATATCACGAAATAAAAGACGAGGAGGAAGAATAAAATGGCTGATTTTGGTTCAACTAAATACAACGTCAGTTTTGAAGAATGGCATGAACTGTTAATGGACTATGCAGAGTTACGCGGTGGAAGTGCCGCTGATGCTGAAGCATGGCGTGATGACTACGAAGCAGGAAAAACTCCGGTCGAAGCATATTGTGATGAGTGGGGCGATGAATGAGCGAGATTAATTATCAGGAAGGACATGAAACGGCAGGGCAGGCAAAACCAGTTGCATGGCGATATCGCTACGTGAAAAAAGGCGTTACGGACTCTCAGGGGGAGCCGTGGGTTGGTGACTGGAAATATGTACCGACAAAAGAGGATTGCAACGACAGGCCGAGCTATGAAATTCAGGCGTTATTCACTGCCCCGCCTGTGCCACTGACACCAGAAGGATTGATTAAAGCAGTGCGCTTCTATGAACAGGTAAAGTGTGAGAATCCGCCAGCTGAAACCGGAGCATGGAAGGACGCTATTGACTGGGTACTCAAGGAGGCCTGCCTGGTTGTAAACACTGGCATCAAAGGAGGCTGAATGGGTATTGCTGCAAGTTACACCATGCATCTCTACTGTGATTGTCGCCAGTGTACGGATGGCAAATATCAGTCGCCAGACTTTGGTGAGTATATCGGTACGTCATGGGCTGGCTGTGCAAAAGAGGCACGTAAAGATGGGTGGCGAATAAGCGCCGACAAAACGCGTGCTTTTGCGCCAGGGCATAAAATTTTGAGGAGCAACAAAGGAGAGTGATATGCCTACATTATTCAGAAAAGAATATCCGCGAAAAAGTAGAGCGACAGAATTTTTGTTTCTCATTCTGTTTATCGTGTTGATGATACCGATATCCCCGCTATTACTGGCCTGGATAATCGGAAAAGTAATTGAGCCAGTTATTGAATTGTATAACGACGTGGTATGGGCCTCGTTCAACACACTGCACAATAAAATTAATCCGTATAAGGAAAACTGAAATGACTTTTACCGAAAAAGAAATGATTAAAGAAATCAAAGAGCGCATAGGCAGCCTGGACGTGCGAGACAATATTGAGCGCCGGGCTTATGAAATTGCTCTGGCATCGCTGGAAGCAGAGCCGGTGCTTTATATGAATCGATTTACCGGAAAGACATTCTCACTGGAAGGGCAACCAGGAGCAGACAAGGAACCGGAAATATACGTGCCGCTATACGCTGCTCCGCCAGCGCCGGTAGTGCCGGAATTTGAAACATGGTTTAACAGCCAGGAGTCAGGGAGGAGTATATGCAGCACACAGATTCGTCGCTCCCTTCAGGAAATCTCATGGAACGCCTGCTGCGCCGCCATGCTTCAGGGGAAAGGCGATGGTATCCTCACCAATGAGGATACCAAAGGGGACGTTCAGGTACGGGAATTAACAATGCTGATTAAACAACTGGCTAGCCAATTGAGGAAAGTGAAGCCGAACTGCAAATTACCGGATAAGGCGATGAGTTATCTGGAGCGGAACGGACTGATAAGCGTGGAGGATATTTTACGATGACCTGGCCTGAAGCATTCACAACGGTAGGAATTGCGATGGCGGTGGCGCTGGTGGTGTATTCGATTTGCCGATGGGGATAAAAACGGTTTGCGGGAAAAGGAGAGTTAAGTAGAATTGCTGCGGGTGCTTGAGGCTATCTGCCTCAGGCATGAACACCAAAAGGCAGATAGAGAAAAGCCCCAGTTAACATTACGCGTCCTGCAAGACGCTTAACATTAATCTGAGGCCCAATCTATGTCTCACAAATGTAGGTTAGCCTCTTACGTGCCGAAAGGCAAGGAGAAGCAGGCTATGAAGCAGCAAAAGGCGATGTTAATCGCCCTGATCGTCATCTGTTTAACCGTCATAGTGACGGCACTGGTAACGAGGAAAGACCTCTGCGAGGTACGAATCCGAACCGGCCAGACGGAGGTCGCTGTCTTCACAGCTTACGAACCTGAGGAGTAAGAGACCCGGCGGGGGAGAAATCCCTCGCCACCTCTGATGTGTCAGGCATCCTCAACGCACCCGCACTTAACCCGCTTCGGCGGGTTTTTTGTTTTTTTTCAGTGAGTTTGTTCCGTCTGCCTGTACTGGTGTGGGGGGGGCTAATTTTGTTATTCAGGTGGCTTATTGCTGTTGATCGGTATGTCTTCACGGCTAGAATCGAGGCTCTTAAGTAGCGCGCAGGGATAAGAGGGATGGACCCTGAGAAGGGGAGAGCTATTTATCTGGAAGGATTCTGAAGATGAAAATCGAAGAATTGCGTGAAATTTTTAGTGAAAATGGCCTCTATGCTGTGCGCGTTGAGAATGGGAAAGTTGTCTACACAACGTTAATTCCTGATGATCATGTGATTTTATCTATCGAGGCATTCATTGAATACCTGGAAAGGCTCGGTTTCAAGGTGGTTCGGGAATGAGTTATAATTCGTAAGCCAGCCTGAACAACTGGCAACCTACAGCGCCATTGGAGATAACAATGGCGCATATACAACTGGTCAAACAAACTTCTTCTGGTTTACTTCTCCCGGCGACGCCGGAGAGTTGCGATTTTTTGCATCAAATAAAAATAGGTGAGTGGATACACGCAGACTTTAAGCGTGTGCGTAACTACGCATTCCACAAGCGTTTTTTCAAACTCCTGCAACTGGGATTCGATTACTGGACTCCGATCGGTGGGGCGATCACTCCTCGCGAACGAAAACTGGTGTCCGGTTTCGTTGATTATCTGTGCGAATCAGTAGGCCGGGAACATACGCCAGCTCTGAGCGAAGCCGCAGAGCAATATCTGAATACAGTTGCGACACGCAGAACCCGGGATACGGCATTGCTAAAGTCGTTTGAGGCTTTCCGCGAGTGGGTAACCATTCAGGCCGGATTTTACACCGAGCATATTTATCCGGACGGTAGCCGCGGGCGTCGGGCGAAATCCATCGCGTTTGCGAATATGGACGAAACCGAGTTTCAGCAGGTTTATAAATCTGTGCTGAATGTGCTGTGGAACTGGATCCTGTTCCGTAAATTTTCCTCTCCGGAACAAGTCGAAAATGTGGCCGCGCAGCTACTGGAGTTTGCGTAATGGTGAATTTACGTAAAGCGGCGCGGGGCCAGATGTGCCAGGTCAGAATCCCTGGCTACTGCAATCACAATCCCGAAACGTCTGTGCTGGCGCATTACCGACTGGCGGGAACGTGCGGAACAGCGATAAAGCCACACGATATGCAGGCAGCGATTGCTTGTAGCTCGTGCCACGATTTAATCGACGGGCGGGTAAAAAACAGCGATTACACCAAAGAAGAATTACGCCTGATGCATGCAGAAGGTGTTTTTCGCACACAAGAAATCTGGAGAAAGGAGGGATATTTATGATTTACCCAACGAATACAGGAAAAAGCGGAGAACACCTTCGTCTCAACACGCTGGAAAGTGTCTGGATTCAGGGAAAACTACGTATGTGGGGGCGCTGGTCGTATATTGGCGGCGGTAGGTCAGGGAATATGTTCAATCAGTTGCTGGCGTCAAAAAAGTTGACGAAAACAGCCATCAATGAAGCCCTGTTTAGAATGAAAAAAGCGGGAATAGAGAAACCTGAACTGGAATCATTTTTGCGAGAAATTATCAATGGCAAACAAAAGAGCTGGCTGGTGCATTGTACTGATGCCGAGGCGCTATGCATTGATCGGGTGATTAGTGAAGTGCTGGCAGATCATCCGGGGTTGATTTGTATCCTCCAGCAGCGGTATGAAGGACGGGGGATGACTAAGCGCAAAATGGCTGAATTGCTGAATGATGCACACCCAGAGTGGTGTTTTAGCACATGTGAAAAGCGAATTGCTAATTGGTTGGCTGTTGCTGAGTATGCGCTATACATTCCCATGCGAGAATCACTTGCTCAAAAAATAGCTTGATTTTTTACGCACAAACTGCTTCAATTTCGCTACGCTTCGCAAAGCTGTATCGCGAGGTGAGTCTGCGCAGGAACTTTAATAGAACCCGCCTTCGAGCGGGTTTTGTTTTATTCATACGTCCGTAGTATACACTTCTGATTATATTTTCACATTCTGACTGTTCCTGTTAAATAAAGATTGTATTAATTTTAATATTTTGTTGAATACATGGTGTTTCTTATTTAATTAGCGCGGGATGTGATGGTGGTATGTTTCTGGTTAATTAAATGAGTAAATAGATGTCAGCTAACCATGGAGGACAGCAACTCTCTGATTGACTTTTAATTATTTCTTAGATTTATTTTGATGGAGGCGTTGCTATTATTTTTAAGTAAGAGGTGAAATATTGTGTTGAAAATATTTATATTGTTTCTCATTTCTTTCTCATGGTATGCGAATGCTACGGATTTTGTTTATAGAGTGGATTCTCGCCCTCCAGAGGAAATATTTCGTGATGGATTTAGATCTCATGGTTTTAACAGAAATTTACAGCAACATTTAAGAGGAGACTCATGTGCGGCAGGAAGTAGGGATAGTGCATTTATTGCGACCACAACCAGTTTAATTGAAACATATAACATAGCCAGGCAATATTATTCAAGTTCTGGATTTCATGGTAGATTATATCGTTACCGTATCAGGGCAAATAATATTTTTTATCCTATTCAACCGTCAGTCAATTATCTAACCCAGCGCGGTGTAACCTTTTCTGGATTTGAGCGGATAATGATGCGAGAGCAGAACGAAATTGTCGCAGTTGAACATATCCCTAGTGAGAATATTGTTGAGGCAGTGGAGTTGACTTATGACAGATTCAACAGTCAAGTATCTGATGGACCCGGAACCACCAATGCCAGGTATGTTCCTGGATCCACATTTGTAAATCCAGGTGTTATACCTCAATTAGTTGTACCAACTGTGTCAGTTAGAGAAAGAATCAATGCATTTGGAAGTCTGATCAGTGCCTGTTTTGCTCTGAAGGGAGTCAGAAGAGATGGTTTAAATAAAAGAGCCACTTATTATGAACCCGAATTTTATGATGCAAGAGGTGTGTTAAAAGAAATAATAAAATGATGCTATTGAAATGATGTGTTTATTATTTGATTTGTTGATTAACTTGTTAGCGTATATAAGAGGTTTTATGAAACGGAAAATAAAATATTCCTTAATTGCTCTTTCATTGTTATCTGGTACAAGTCATGCAGTGATGAGTGATTATGATAAGTACTTTAGTAATGTTCAGATAAATAATTTATCATATGGAGTTTACACATCCGGGGGTAAGGAAAGTCAGTTTTTTTGTATTGGTATAAAGCGTGATAATGTGACTCTTCCCATTCACAATATGTGTAAGGTGGATGTCTTTGGATCTCATAAACAAGGTTTCGATGCCATGATGGAAATGGCTAAGTATTATTATGCTACTGGTGAAAGTATAAGGGTCTATTATAAGGAGAATGTGTGGAGTGATTCCGAGTTTAAAAAGGCCTTCTCTACTAACGAACTAATTTCTTTAAGCACATGTAGTTCATCTGATTATTGTATGGGACCACAAAAAGATACTTAATCACATAATTTTATAACTTGGTATAAACTCCCATCACGCTGATTTTGAGAGGTATTTATGTCTGAACCCTTATCCGGTTCCGGTACGGCAGCGGCGCTCGGCGGGGCGACGGTATTCGGGCTGTTTACCGGAACGGATTTCGGGATTGTGTTTGGTGCGTTCGCCGGGGCGTTATTTGTGGCAACGATGCCGCAGGCGCTTTCAGCCTGGCGGGTGGCGGCGCATTTTCTGGTGTCGTTCATTGTCGGCGTGCTGGGAGCGCGTGTGCTGTCTGCCTGGATAGCGGCAAAAACAGGTTATGACGGCACATCGGCAGATGCGCTGTGTGCGGTGCTGGTATCCGTGGTGTCGGTGAAGATTCTGTCGTTCATCCACCAGCAGGATATCGCATCACTGGTGTCCGGCTTGTTCTCCCGCCTGCGGGGTGGAGGAGGCGGCAATGTTAAGTAACCTTCCCGGATTGCTGAATGTGGCGTTATGCACGGTTATCGTGCTGACGCTCTTTTTTTATCGTCGCTGTGATTCCAGACATAAACCGCTGATGTCATGGCTGGCCTGGCTGCTGATGCTGCTTTATGCCTTTGCGCCACTCAGCTATCTGTGTGGTCGTCCGTTAGCGGCGAACTGGCTGGCGGTGGGGCTTAATCTGCTGTTCTGCGTGCTGGTGATTCGTGCTCGTGGGAACGTTTCAAAAATCCTTTCATTACGGAGGTGAGTATGTCGGGTAAATTCAGATTCAGCCGTCGGAGCGAGAAAAATCTGGAGGGCGTAAAACCACAGCTGGTTGCTGTCGTTCGCCGTGCGCTGGAGCTGACGGAGGTTGATTTCGGTATTACGGAAGGTCTGCGCACGAAAGAGCGCCAGAAACAACTGGTTGCAGAAGGCAAGAGCCAGACCATGAACAGCCGCCACCTGACAGGTGATGCGGTGGATGTTGTTGCTTACATTGGCAGCCAGGTGTCATGGAACTGGCCTCTGTACGAGAAAATCGCGCAGGCATTTAAGCAGGCCGCCACAGAGCTGGGAATCGCCATCGAATGGGGCGGGGACTGGAAAACGTTGAAGGACGGGCCTCACTTTCAGTTGAAACGATAAAAAAAACAAAACACAAGGCTGCAACGAGTGGCCTTCTGGCCCACGTAAAGGCGTGGGCTTTTTCATATCTGAATATTTCTGCGCATCTCACGCGCATCTCACAACACAGAACCTTTCAGGATGACCCTTGAGGATACCGGTTTGGCTATCGGTGCTTTTCTGTGGGCCGGATTCCTGTGAGACAAGGTTCATCACTAAAAGGAAATAACCGATGAATATGATGACCGTGCCGTTTCACGGCAACTCTCTTTATGTGGTTAACCATAATGGCGAGCCATACGTTCACATGAAGCCTGTTGTTGCGGGGATGGGGCTAGCCTGGCAATCACAGTTGGCTAAGTTAAGACAGCGTTTTGCGTCAACTATAACGGAAATCGTTATGGTTGCTGAGGATGGGAAACGACGCAATATGGTATCCCTGCCACTTCGAAAACTTGCGGGCTGGTTACAAACCATCAATCCCAACAAAGTTAAACCTGAAATCCGCGACAGGGTCATTCAGTATCAGGAAGAGTGCGACGATGTTCTCTATGAATACTGGACGAAGGGTTTTGTCGTTAATCCCCGTCGAATGAGCGTGATGGAAGAACTCAATCAGGTATGCGCTGACATGAAACGGGATAAAAACATCGCCAGTTTGTTTGGTACCGGGCTGAGTGAGTGGAAGTCGGTTAAAGCTGCACATGTATCAAAAATTCGCACGTTGATAAATGAAGCGAATCTGCTGATTGATTTTGTCCTGGCTGATACAGGCAAAGGAAAAATCACAAAGACGGATTGATGGAGTGGTGACCAATGATATCAGACAAACTCATAACTCTGGCGAAGATCCTCTGTGTAATTGTCGGCATTTCATTTTCACTAATGCTGGTTGCTCTTTTTCTTTCCCTGGGCTGGATGATGTTGTCTTCGTCGGGGATGCTGGGGTGAGCATAAACCGAATGCTTTCCGCGTTTACCGTTATTCTGCTGGTGGTCTGTGGTGTGCTTAGTCTGGGGCTGAATCATTACCGCGATAACGCCATCACTTACAAAGCGCAGCGCGATAAAAAAGTCAGTGAGCTGAAGCTGGCGAACGCCACCATTACTGATATGCAGCAGCGCCAGCACGATGTTGCTGCGCTCGATGCAAAATACTCGAGGGAATTAGCCGATGCGAGAGCTGAAAATGAAACTCTGCGTGCTGATGTTACCGCTGGTCGTAAGCGCCTGCGGATCAACGCCACCTGTCCAGGCTCCGTGCGTGAAGCCACCGCCACCGCCCGCGTGGGCAATGATGCCAGCGTCGAACTCTCTCCAGTTGCTGGACGAAACGTTCTCGGTATCAGAGACGGAATCATCAGCGACCAGGCAGCATTGAGAACGCTTCAGGAATATATCCGTACTCAGTGCCTGAAATAGTTTTTTCAATGCGTTGTATCGTCGCCGTATTTCCGCATTAACAGAGACCGCAGCCCTACGGGGAGACTCCTCTGCGCGAGTGTGCGGGAATAATCAAAAACGATACACACCGGGGTTTACTGCGTTAACGGAGCGCGGCGTTGTCCCCTCATAGTCGCCTGGCCGGTGCGATGGTGGAAGAAACCGGAAATTTATTCAATAAAAAAAACTGCCGGGTTGTTACGGCAGGTTATGGCACATGCAGAAGAGAATGTTGTTGTTATGACGAATTTTTTATCAGATTTTAATGCAAGTATTCAATTCGAAATAACCGAGCCTGAATTACAATATATGTTATGAATTATTCTCTTATTTTTTGGAGCCATTCAACAAGACTGGCATGGAGTAACTCTGCAGTAAATTCCTTCATGAAAAATACAGGAAGAAGACACCCTGCATATCAATGGGGGTGACAAATGATTCCGTATTCGAAAGTCGAGTCTCTGGCAGCGTGCCGGATGACTGCACAACAAATCGCTAACTTTCTGGATGTTGATCTGAACCGACTGAAAGAAAATCGGGAAGCAATGACAAATTTTTATGCGTCCATCCGTAAGGGCAGAGCGAAAGGTGAAGCCGAGCTACGGGCGGCATTGTTTAAGCTTGCCAGAAAAGGGGATGCCTTTGCCCTGCGCGAACTACTCAGGGTGGATAAAAATCAGGATTAACTGATGAGCAGACCGGACTGGGGGGCGTTGCAGCAGGAATATATTGCTGAATACACCCGCTCCGGTGTATCTCCGGTGGCATGGTGTGAGGCAAGGGGACTGAATTACGCAACAGCCCGTCGTTACATCAAAAAACCTCCGAAAAATGCGCAGACAGAAATGTGCAAAACTGCGCAACAAAGTGCGCAGAAAAAATCTGCGCAGACTGCGCAAAAGCGGAACGGAAAATCTCAGAAAAAAAAGCCAGTATCCGATGCGTGTCTGAATGAGGGCGACGCGGAGGAATTTTCATTCTGTCCCGATGAATTCGGCATTTCTGACCAGCAGGCAAAATTCGCCATGCTGGTTGCGCAGGGTAAAAACCTCATCGAGGCATACCGCCTAGCGGGTTACGAGGGAACGGGAAACGTAGCAAGTGCCGCAGCCTCACGTCTGTTAAGAAATGTTAAGGTTTATCGGGCTATCTCATGGTTCCGCAATCAGTACCAGAAACGCTATACCGCAGACCTGGATTTACTGGTGAGCCAGTTGATGGCCATTGTCCAGGCTGATCCCAATCAGATTTCACAATTTCGCCGTGTTAACTGCCGTTATTGCTGGGGGGAGAATCACCTCTACCAGTGGCGAGATATAGCAGAATTTGACAGGGCAGCAGCGCAGGCATCTAAAGACGGTAAGCCTGAACCAGAATATGGAGGCCTCGGCTTTGTTGATAACGCCATACCCAATCCGGACTGCCCGAAGTGCTGCGGTGAGGGAACGGGACAGCTTTATATGGCTGATACCACTCTACTTGATGGGGATGCGCGGCAATTATATGCAGGGGCAAAGCTCGGAAAATTCGGCGTTGAGATCCTGCTGGAGGATAAGGCTGCCGCCCGGCGCGAACTTATCAAGCTGATAACGGCGACGAAAGGAAGTTCTGCTGGTGGTGCAACTGACAGTCGCAATGATCTGGAGCTTGAAGGACTGAGGCTTCGCAACGAAAAGCTGCGCACTGAGATTGAAAACCTCAAAAAAGGCGTGGGTGGTGAGAATAACGAAATAATTATCCACAACTCTCTGCCGATGCCGGGAGTGGATAATGTCGATTGAAATCTACCTCCCAAAACCTCATGAGGGGCAAATAGCTGCATGGACGGCGGCAATAGAGGAACGCTTCCACGCGGTATGCTGTGGTCGTCGCTGGGGTAAAACGGTGATGCTGGTGAACATCGCTACCAGTTTCGCTACGCGGAAATTTGCCGTTCCTACCACCGGGCAACTTATCGCGGGTAGGGTGGGGATTTTTACCGCACAATACCGCCAGTACCAGGAAATCTGGGATGAAATTAGCGCCGTTCTGCAACCGCTGATCCTCAGCCAGTCAAAAAATGAAAAGCGCATCATTCTCCGTAATGGGGGGCGCATCGACTTTTGGGTAACGGACAATAACAAACTGGCCGGGCGTGGGCGTAAATATCACGCTGTGCTGATTGATGAGGCTGCATTCACTAAATCGCCGGAAATGCTCGAGGAAATCTGGCCCCGTGCTATACGCCCGACGCTTGTCGATTACCGTGGCTGTGCGTGGGTTTTTTCCACACCAAACGGTATCGACGAGAGCAATTTTTTCTACGCGATATGCCACGATGAATCCCTGGGATTTATCATGCACCATGCGCCAACTTCATCGAATCCGTTTATTCCGAAAGAAGAACTGGAGGAAACGGAAAAGAAATCCGATCCGCGCGTCTGGCAGCAGGAATATCTTGCAGAGTTCGTGGACTGGTCCAAAGACGCGTTACTCGATGTCGATAAGCTGCTGGTGGACGGTCAGCCGATTGAGATGCCGCCGTACTGCGACATGATTTTCGCAGTGATGGATACGGCGCTGAAAGGCGGGACCGAAAATGATGGTACTGGCGTGGTGTATTTCGCTTATGAGTCAACGTATTCGGACGAGCCAAAACTGACGATTATTGACTGGGATGTGACGCAAATTAAAGCGTCATTGCTTCCTGAATATATCCCCGGCGTTTATGACAACCTTGAGCGCCTCGCGAAATTATGCCGTCCGCGTCTGGGCAGCCAGGGAATTTTTATGGAAGACGCCGCGATGGGGGCAATCCTCAACCAGAAGGCGGAAACCGAAGGCTGGGATATGACGCCGATTAAATCGGCACTAACCAGCAAGGGCAAAGATGAACGGGCGGTGATGGCATCCAGCTACCACTATCAGGGGGTGTGCAAAATCGTCCGGGAGGCTTACGACAAGACCGTTTCATTCAAGCGCACCACCGCAAACCACCTCATAAAACAAATCGCCGGATTCCACCTGGCGGATAAAGACGCGCATAAACGTGCTGATGACCTTTTCGATTGTTACACCTATGGGTTGATCATCGCGCACGGTAATTACGCGGCGTTGTAAAAAATCAGGATATTTTTGATGGCAGAGATCGAGATTACTGGCGGCCTCGGTTCAGCACTGATGCGTATTCTTGAGGCTGAAGAAATTCAGCCGGGAACCGATATTGGCTATGAATTGTGTAAGCTGCTGTGGCAATTCCATCCTCTGGGCGGAAAACTTGTCGAAAAACCCATACTGATGGCGATGTGTAAGCCGCGACAGTATAACGTGGAGACAGATCCTGACGAGAGGGTTGTACGGCGTTTCCAGGAGGTATGGGAACGTATGAGGGTCAACGAGAAGATAAAAAATCTGTTTTTTCTGTCTCGTTGCTACGGTGCTGCAGCGATCGGCGTGGGCACCGACAGTGTTTCATGTCGTGAGCCGCTTCCGACATTCGGGCTGACAGAAGAGGATGTGTATATCAACGCGTGGGATCCGTTGAACGCTTCCGGTTCGATGGTGACTGACCAGAACCCAAACAGTCCGTTTTTCCAGGAAGCCAACAAAAGGCTGAAGATTGGCGGAAAAGACTGGCATCCGTCACGCACACTGAAAATCTTCAACGGCACACCGATTTATCTGGAGTTTCAGAGTTCATCGTTCGGATTCACCGGACGAAGTGTGTTTCAGCGCGTTCTTTATTCCCTGAAATCCTATATCAACACGATGGAGGCGAATGATCTCGTTAGTCAGAAAGCGGGCGTACTGGTAGCTAAAGTTGTGCAGAACGGTTCGAAAATGGACGGGATCATGGCTGCTGCCACGGGGCGTAAAAGGGAAAACGTGAAAGCCGCCAAAAATAAAGGCGTGTTGAGTATTGGAAAAGACGAAGACGTAAGTTCACTGAACCTGCAAAACATCGACGGGGCGCTGAATACTGCCCGCGACAATATCATTGCTGATATTGCCGCCGGGAGTGACGTTCCGGCCATTATTATCAAGGAAGAAGCATTCAGTAACGGATTCGGTGAAGGTAAGGAGGACTCGAAAGCCATCAGCCAGTATATCGATGGTGTACGCCAGCAGATTGAACCTGTGATGGATTATTTCGAACGCCTGGTGCAGTACATCGCCTGGAACGAGGAATTTTATCAGTCGCTGAAAAATGATTACCCGGACATCATAACCGAGGACTATAAAACCACGTTTTACCAGTGGCGGCGCGAGTTTACCGCGACATGGCAGGAGCTGGTGGAGGAGTCGCCGGACAAACGCCGGGAAAGCGACAGTAAAGTGATTCAACAGGCGATAGCACTTTTCTCTGCCGTGTCGCCACAGGTTGATCCTGAAAACCGTGCCGCCGTCACTGAATGGCTGGCAAGCCTTGTTAATGCCACGCAAACCTATGGCGAAGCTCCACTCATCATTGATGTGGACGCGCTGGCGAATTATGAACCACCGAAGCAGGAGACGCCTGATGGCAATTTCCAGCCGGGCGGTGAGGGAGAAGAAACGGATCAGGACGCTATATGAGGTTCTGACGGATGCCGTTAACTACTACGTAAATCACGGGTGGGATAGCGAAAAATCATTGCTCGAATGGTGCCGGAAACTCCGTGTAGCCGCTCAGCGAGAAACCCCTGATGATACCGTAGCCAGAAAACACCTCACCGCTATCTACAGCCGTCTTGTCATCGACGGCGGGGCATTACGGGATCAGCCTCCTGACGGCCCTAAAAAAATCACTGTTGAAAAACTGAAACCTGAGTTTCGCAAGGAACTAGACAGGCGAATTTTCGCCAGTGCCAACCTGATAAAACTCAACCGCGAACAGGCTATCGAGAAAACCATACAGCGTTTTCAGGGATGGGTTACGTCCATTCCGCCTGACGGGGTGAGCGAAATTGATCGCCGGGAAGTGAAGTCCGGTTTTCAGAAGTCCGTGAAGGATATGGATTTTATCAGTCGCCGGGTGGCAATTGACCAGGGACATAAGCTGGCGAGCAACGTTAAGTATCTGCTGGCTGTTCAGAGTGGTGCGATTGCTCTGCGCTGGCATTCTAACTGGCGGCGTCCGGGCTACAAATACCGACAGGACCACAAAGAGCGCGACGAGAAAATTTATCTCCTCCGCGATTCGTGGGCGCTGGAGCAGGGGCTTATTAAGCCCGTATATGGTTTTTATGACGAAATCACTGCTGCCGGGGAGGAGGTTTATTGCAGTTGCGATGCTCTGCCGATCTACGCCCCTCAGAAACTACCCGACGAATTTTTAACGGAGAAGGGCAAACGTGAGTTTAACCGAGCTTGAAGTGGCAGAACGCATCAGGGACGGAACCGTACCGTCTCCGGTGAAATTCTCCAACATGTGGTTGGTGAATTTGCGCATAACCGGAACCGGGCTTGCCTATCGCGCCGGGCTGAAAGAGCACGTCTGGCGTGATCCAAAGCTCTATCTGAACGAGGAGTTTTTAAGGCGATGCAATGGCCTTCCGGTTATCACAAACCATCCTGACGACGCAGTTCTGACGGAGGAGGATTTTAAATCGCGGATCGTCGGTAGCGTCATGTTGCCGTATATCCGGGGTGATGAGGTATGGGCGGTGTGCCGCGTTTACCTCCAGAGCATTGTTGAAGAAATCACTGAGGGGGATGTTTCGACAAGTCCGTCGGTGGTGTTCAACAGCACATCAGGAAATGTGGAAGTACAGGAAGGTGACACCAATTTTTTAATCGAGGGCGTTCCTTTCCTGGTTGATCACATCGCCCTGGTGACGAAAGCCCACGGCTCGCTGGGCGTGTGGGATAAAGACCGGATCCCCGCAGGGGTTGAAGTGACAAACACAGGTGAAATCGAGATGGAAAAAGAAGAACTCCAGGCCCTGTTACAGGGGGTTGTGAGCGATGCCCTGCAAGGCATTAATCAGAAAATCGATGGTGTCGTTACGCGCATGGACTCACTGGAACAGCGGGACAAAGCGCGGGCGGATGCCGAAGAGCAGGCGAAAAAAGAGACCGAAGAAAAGGCCAAAGCCGATGAAGCCGCAGAGGAACAGCGTAAAGCTGATGAAGCTGCGGCAAAGGAGGCGGAAGAAAAAGCCAAAGCTGATGAGGCGGCAGCTAAAGACGCTGAGGAGAAAGCAAAGGCTGATTCCGAAGCAGAAGAACAGCGTAAGGCCGACGAGGAGGCAGAAAAAGAACGCAATGATTCTGCCCTGGCAGAAGCGCAGGCAAAAGCCGACTCCGCATTCAGTGCCTGCGGTAAAAACGCGCCAGCACCGTTTTCTGGTGAAAATGCGCTGGACTACCGCAAGCGTGCGCTTATCGCTATGCAGAAACACTCTCCGGCACATAAGGACGTCAATATTCGCGCGATTGCGGATTCTGCAACGCTGGCTGTGCTTGAAGACGCAATTTTCAGTGCCGCCCGTCAGTCCATCGAAAAAGAAATGATGAGTACGCAGGGGCAACTGCATAAACGCATCCGCAACGACGAAGCCGGGCGTCGCATTACTGAATATCAGGGCGATCCGAACGTCTGGCTGAGTGCCTTCAAAATTCCGGGGCGTCGTCTGGCAAAAATTAACACTCAAGGGAGCCTGAACAATGGCTGATATTAACTTTCATCCGTTTAAAAACCGTGGGGCATTTGGTGGCCTTTTTAACGTCGAATCCCGTGGGCTGATGCAGGGGGATGCGCAGGATGATCCGGCAATTCGTCTGCAACTTTGCTCCGGACGACTGGACAGCAAAATCACTGAACCGGTATGGGGTGGTGTCGGTGTTATCGAGTGCATCGCTCCCGCGAAAGACAGCGTTAACGGGGCGGTTATCAAGCAGGCCACGACGGACGCCTGTAACGCATTTACAGTCTTTAATCAGGCATTTCATGGCATTACCACGCCGGATAATCCGGTGCCGTTATATCTCGCGGGTGGCTTTGTTCACTATTACCGCGTTGGCTCAGGCGCCCGCATTCCTCTCCCGGTCAGTGCAGAAGTTGTTGCGTTGGCTGATGGCAATAACACCGTTGCTGCCAGTGGTTTTGTGTGGGATCTGACGAAAAACGTGGTTGATGTTTATTCGGGAACGCCCGGAGCTAACCCGAAAGTGGACATTAAGTTGCTGATGGTTTCAGTTGACGGAAACCTGACGGTGAAAAAAGAGGACGGCGGTAACGTTGTCTGGGAAATCGGTAAGCCGTGCGGCCTGTTTTTAATTTAAGGGGATATTAATTAATGAGCGCATTTACTCCTGCGACTACTATTGTGTCGCCGTCAATGGTGCTGCCGGAAATGATCGTGCAACAGAGCATGGCTTCCGGTGCGTTTGAAGTCCTGGCTGGCGGTGCTCCAGCGGTAAAAATCAGTTCCAGTGATTTGATGGTCTATCAGAAATATCTGCGCATGACCTCGCAGGCGCAGGTCAGCCAGTCTCTGCCGGGTCAGTTACCGTCTTCCAGTATCTCTGGCGGCTATGACGGAATGATGACTTACCGAATTTCTTCCCGCTCGCAATACAGCTATCTCGACACTGATGCAGCAGATCGCTGGGGCTATTCTCTGATTGAAGGCCTGCGCCTGGCTAACCGTCAGGGACACGCTCAAATGTTGCGTAATATGCTGCTGTATGGCGTGAATGCAGCTAATAACGAGGGGATCACCAACTCACCTAACGCAGTGACGTTGAATCTGGGCAACGACAGCAAAGGCAATGATTCTTACACCACCTGGGATTCCGGTGAGATGGCTAAATTTATGCTTGGCCTGATTGCTGACCAGAAAACCCGCATGTTGCTGCTGGGGCAGCCATTAACGACTGTTATTCTGAGCCCACAGCGATTCATGAAGGCGCTGGAGTGGACAGGAATTGTTGAGCTGACCAGTTACCAGCGTCCTGGTGGTGGTACCGGAACGGTGGGAACGATGGTTAAAGACGTCGCCGATAAGGCGACAGGCGACGACATCATTTTCTGCCAGGACGATACGCTGATCGGTAAAGGCGCTGGTGGTAATGACCTGATCATCGTTACGAACCCGACGATTGAGGTTCCGGAAGCGCGTCATACCATTAACACCAATATTTTCTCCACGCTGGTTCCGAACCAGCAGGCCGTTAACGTGATGTTCTGCGACATGGCAGCGCCGACGGAAATCCCGTCCCCTATGCCGGATGGCGGCCTGACCACGTTGTATACCATGCGCGCGACGCCGGGCTGGAACTTCCGCCCGGAGGGGATCACCCTGTTGTCTGCCAAATACGCATAAACGTTCAATCTGATAACGCGGGGAGCTAAATGCTCCCCTTTTTTGTGGGAAAAATTTATGAAGCTCTACATCGCTAACTGCTCACGTCAGCCGCACACGTTCAACTACAAACTCCCCGAAAAAACGCAGTCGTTCGGTGTGACAATTCCGTCCGGACGTCAGCATATGATCGAAAATCAGCCCGATATTATCGACCACATCATCCGACAGCATGAGCCTTACGGATTCCAGCGTTGTGACAAGGTGGACAAGAATTTTTCCGGTATCTGCTATTCCATCGATAAACCTGTGAGCGTCGGTCGCATTGAGGATTGCGCGGAGCAGAAAACGGAAAATCTGGAATCCATGTCAGAGGAAATTCTCGCGGCCAGCGCCGTATCGCTGAATAACGCAGTGGATCAGGCGGTGATTCAGAGCGGCGAAAAACCTCAACCGGGGGGTATTGAAATGGAAATTACCGGGGAAGCGGTTAACACCGAACAGGAAAATCCGCCCAGCACAAAGCGAAATATTAAGGTTAAAAAATAATGACCCTGCGTCCGTCACTGGAGGGGTTTATTCGCTTTGTTCGTGACGACATGAAAGTACCGGTTCACGCTATTGCTGACGATGATCCGACGCTGGAATGTTGCTTTCAGTCTGCGATGGAGCTAATCCCTCATGATCAGGGGCTGGAGCGTTTACCCATCATCTATGTGCGAACGGTTTATAACGCTGCCGCCTCATTTCTCCTGAATTTCGCTCCCGGCTCGTGGTTTGCCGACCTGAGAAAAAAACTCAACCTTGGGAAACTGGCTACCGGGCTTGTCAGCGCGGCAGCAGACCAGGGGACATCGGGTTCGATCACCATCAGCGACGCGCTGAGTAATCTGTCTTTGCTGGATTTGCAGATGTTACAGGATCCGTATGGACGACAGGTTGTTGCGGTGCTGATGCAGATGGGCACGGTATGGGGGTACACGCCATGAAACTTTGTTTTGGTGTTGTTGACCAGCCGTATGACTACGGTGACGAACCGGGAAAAACCACGTTCGACGTGGCCTGTGACCTCGAGGAGCGATACGAAATTTTTACGCACTTCTGGGAAATGCATAAGGACGAGATTATCCAGGAGGCAGGTACTGAACTGGCGTACCAGTTGGTCAATCACTTCAAGTATAAGGCTCCGCTACCTGGCGAGCATTTTCTGGAAGGGACCGGGAAGATTTTCCATATTTTTCTTGAAACTGAAGAAATGGCCGGGATGACGATTAACGGAAACCCTGTGCCAACTCAGGCCGCGCTACTGGGCGTTAACTCCAGGCTTAAGGATAAATATACCGGAGAGCGGCGTCCGTCATTCATAGACGGCGGCCTGTTTAAGGGCAGCTTTATAGCGTGGATAGATAATAATGCCGAGTCTTGAGGAATTAGCCGAACAGCACAGTTCGCAGCTCTCGTCCGTTCTTAAATCCGCAGTTGAAACCATCTCGTCAGACCAGGAAATCACGTTCAGGCTCTATGTCCGGCAGGTTCTGCCGCTGGATGGCTTTGTCTATTGGGTTAATGCGGAAATCATCAGTTGCGATGAACTGTGTCGCCTGAATATTGAGTCACCAACTCGTCTGAAAATCAAAGGCAGCCTGCATCGTCAGGTTATTGCGATTCAGGACGAGTCTGTCTCGAAGGATGTGAACAACATTATTTTCACGCCTGTTCAGCAGGTTGATGATTTTAATGTGGAAAATCCCGACGTGATCTATCTCGGTGAGTACGGCGGCGTCCAGTTCGCTTTTTCTCGAATGGAGAGCCGCTATCAGCAGTCGGGTATTTTTCATTATCGCGGCATGGCGATTTTGCCAACCATGCGTTCCCAGATTATCGACTGCGAGGAGGATATCAGCGACGAGCAGATCATATCCAACAGCATCCCGATCTGGCTGCAAATGAAAGATGCCGCGACCGTGTATCCGTCTTACCTGGTACCGCAGAACCTTCGCCCTCCGTATATCGCGGTGGATGTTCGCAACAGTATTCCTTTGCAGGTGGCTCCCGTTGTTTTCGGTGGTGAGCGATTCCAGCTCGTCCAGGATTCGGTTCGCCTGACGCTTTACGGATTCAGCAACAAAATGGCGCTGGATCTTATCGACTCGGTGGTGAACAGGGCGCTGGAGGAGGAAAAGTTTGGTGTAACCAATATTCCGGTGGTTCAGGACGCAAAGTCGGGACAGGTTGAAATCAACGCTCTGGCGAAGAAAAAAATTGTCGATTTTGACGTGAATTACTACCAGAGCACCACCCGGGAAATATCCCGGCAGTTGATTGAAAAAGTTATTTGTAAATATGAGGTTAAATAATGGGATTTAATATCGTCACGGTGAATGTGTCCCAGACCATCGGGGCCATACCCTCGAATCTGCAACAGATGGCTGCGATTCTCTCGTTTGGTTCCACGACTCATGAGCCGGGAAAGCCTGTATTACTCACCCGTAATCAGGATATTAACGATCTGGTTAAAAATCCGATTGCTGCGTTGTCGGCGGCTGCCGCAGGAAAATCTGCGGCAAACGTCACCGTTACGATGACGCTTCCGGAAGGGAGTAACATCCGACGCGAAAACAGTTCTGAGGTGAAAATTGTGGTGTCCGGGTGTTCGCCCGACGCGTGGAATGGCGAATATACTGCTACCGTCACGGATGAAAAAACACTGACCTGGACGATTGCTGATTCTCAGCTTTCCGGTTCGCCAGTGACACTGGGGCAGTTTTCCATTGTCGGCAGTGAAAATCTGGTGACGGCAGTAAACACGTTTTTTGCCCAGGGAAATTCAGTCGGGATTTACCTGCTGGAGCTGGGAGTACAGAAAGGCGGGGTCAGTAAGGAAATCGCTGCACTGAAAGCTTATATGGAAGATCCGCTCCTGCGTTTTTATGCGTATCTGGTGCCGCAGCCGTGGGATGGTGACGCAGAATTTATCAGTCTGGCAAAACTCCACACCGCCAACGAAGCGATGCAGTATTTCTTCGTGCTGACGAAAACGCCGGACGACACGAATTACGTTTCGCCTTATGCCGGTATTAAGTCGGTTATTGTAACGGCGGATGATACGTACCCGGCGACAAACGCGGCAGCAGCCGTAATGTGGAACTATGTTTCCGCATCACCTTCAGAAATCAACAAGGTGCCGCCGATGGCATTTCGCTATCTGCAGGCGGTAAACGCCCACAAGGGCAAAAATTCCATTCTGGCCACGATGACAAAGCAGAATATTAACTACGTCGATACGGGTGCTGAGGGTGGAATTTCCAACACGATTCTGGTGAAAGGCGTTACCAGTGACGGTAACGATATGACGTACTGGTATTCCGTAGACTGGGTGCAGATTAACGTCGATATGCAGCTCGCCAACACGGTGATCAACGGCAGCAATAACCCAATTAACCCGCTTTACTACAACCAGGACGGAATCGACCGTCTACAGCAGGTCGCACAGGCGGTGTTCAATACGGGCGTATCTTACGGCCTTGTCAACGGCCAGCCTGTCGTCGATGCAGTGCCTTTCCGCCAGTATATCAACACTAATCCGAATGATTACGGTATCGGGCGTTATGCAGGCCTTTCGGCCTCCTATACGCCGATGCGCGGATTTGTCGAAATCATTTTTAACATCAATGTGACAATGCAGCTTTCGTGAGGGACTGAACCGTGCCTAATCCAATGATCCCCGTTGGCACCCTTAACCGGGTTCGCGCCAGCGTTAAATTCACCTCTCATTCCGAACTGAATGTGTCCGCCTCATTTCTGGCAAAAGAAGGCGTCGAATTGTCCTTTCAGGGCAATATCACGGAGTTTTTACCCGCTATGACGGGAGCCGTGCAGTCGCCGCAGCCATACATGATTTTACAGGCGCGTGTTCATCTGTTGCGTAGCCAGGCGCTGGGAAAACAATTCAAGGCGCAATGGGAAAAGAATGCCACGATCGGCGACGCAAAAGTGTATAGCGACAGCACGGTATTCGGTGACTTCGATATCTATAACACGGCGATCACCAACGTGCAGGATATGACCTTCGCCGGGGGCGAGCCGGGTGTGGCCATCACCATTACCGGTACGTATTACATCAACTCTGAAATGTGGGATTTGGTATGAAAATCGCGCGAAATTTAAACCTGATTATTCCTGTCCAGACCGAGAAAGGTAAAGCCTGGATTCACGCCACGCCGATCAGCAAAGAGGTGTTTAAAGAGCATTTCTTCATTCTGAGTAAAACTTTTTCTGCCATTTTCTCCGAAGGTCTTGGCGTCGTTGCCGGGCCGCGCGTTGCTTTTCTGATGCTGGAGCGGATCTCGCGTGATTCCGGTATCTGGGACGATGATAAGGGAGTTCGTAATACGCTGGTGAACGAAATAATTCGCCTGGCAAACCTTGTTTATCCGGTGGAGGGCAAAGGTTACGACACAATCCCTCTTGATATGGCGCTGGAGCGTGAAATCGTTGAGCTGGATGATGTTGCGGGTGAACTCGTTTTTTTTACATGCGTCTCGTCGATAAACACACCGGAGCAGACGGAACAGATGATGCTGGTAGTCAGTGGAATGTGGAACAGTCGCACTTCATCCTTGAGTCTTACGGACTGGATTGCTTCCTTGCCGACATTGAAGTCTGCCGCCAGTTCTGGCGCGACGGTGAACACATCATCAGCGACATCCTCGACTACTCAGCCGGAGCCGGATTCAGAGACATCTGTGCAGATTCCGGTTTGAATGTAAAAACAGCAGCTCAGTTTCGTGAGCTGCTCAAACTCAAAAATCCCGCAGGAGTATTGTGATGGCTGGTAACCAGATGCCAGTTCTGACGCTGGACGTTAATGAAGAACACCTCAAGCGGCTTGAGGCGATATTTGAAAAGTATCGCAACGGACTGATGATTGGCCCTGCCGGGACACCGCTTAAAATGCCTTCAAATACAGGTCAGGGAGGTGGCGCCCGGCAGACAACCACAGGCGGAGAAGCCAATCAGGCTCCCAGGAAACCATCTTCACCTGCGCCCACCGATGGACGTTTAATGGATGAAAAAGGGCGCTTTGTCGGTAGCGGAAAAACACCTGATTCGCTGGTGAGCAACTATAAAGGTCGCGGCGAAACGATGTTTGATAAGTATCTCAGTAGTCTGGGTAAAAACGCCAAACAGACGCTGAAAACTTACAAGCAGATCAATTCTACGCTACGGACGACCACTTCGAGATTAAACAACCTGTTTAAAACCACCGTATCGTGGGGGACAAAACTTGCGGTTATGGGCGTTGCCGGGCCGTTCGGCTTTGGCATGATGTCCCGTAGTGTTGTAGAGAAACAGAAAAATGCTGATGAATTGCAGGCAACGCCAGGAGAGTTAAAGGCGGCAGAAAGCACTTATTCGCCTTATTTTTCCGGTGTTGGCAATGTGCTCAATACACTGGCAGCAGCACAAAATGATATATCGCATCCTGCCCGCGTCGGCCTACTTAATCTGGGGCTAAATCCTGATAAAAACGCGACTGAAAACCTGCCTGTATTCCTGAAAAAGGTTGCAGCGCTGGCAAAGGAATATCAGGGAACTGGTCTTACCCAGAGCAATTTCAGAGGAATGGGGCTTGGATGGGTAAATTTTGGTCTTACTAACCAGTTAGTCAAATATCAGGACAAAATACCTGAACTGAACAAAGAGTTTTCGTTACGTGCAGCACAAAATGATTCGTTACTGACCTCTGCACATACAAGTAAATATCAGAATCTTACCAGTAACTTAGAAAATAACTGGGATCGACTTACCAGTGGGTTTCAGGGAGCGATGTCGGGTAATTCTGAACAACTGATTGGAATATCTAATGGCGTCACGAATGCTGCCCTGAATTTCATGAACGGTGAGAACTTTAAAAGGATTCTGACAGATGTAGAAACGGGGCTGGATAAACTTGGTAAGTACGTTAATGGCCCGGATTTTAATAACGACCTGAACAATTTTGCCGAAAACGTTGCAAAGGTCACCAAAGCTCTTGGCGGATTTGTTGGCTTTGCGGTTGAACATCCCTGGCTTTTTGGGGCCGCAGTGCTTGCCGGGCCATCAAGAGTTGGTGCTGTGGCAGCTACAACAACCGGAGTTGCCGCCCGTGTTGTAGGCGGAAGCCTTCTAGGGGCTACAGCTGGAACAGTAGCAGGATTGGCTATTCCTACGAATAACACACCTACCACCAGTGAGGAAATGAAAGGGCTGGAAGGCCGTTTTAATTTTGAATATTTTAATGAAGTGCAGGAGTGGCAAAAAAACAATCCTGGCAAGGTCTGGCCTGGAGGATTGCAGAAATATTCGAACAATGTAAACAGATCAACATATTTATCCAGAGGGATCAGGAATAACAATCCCGGAAACCTTAATTTCGCAGGACAAAAAGGGGCTACTCTGGAATCAGGGCCAAATGCCCGTTTTGCCAGCTTCCCGACGATGCTGGAAGGTATCGCCGCCTTAGATCGGCAGGTCATGCTATACCTGAAACGAGGCAAAAATACGATTGATCAGATTATTGATATTTATGCCCCTTCATCTGATGGAAATAACACATCGTCCTATAAAAGCTATCTCTCTCAGTACACTGGATTAGGTGTTAAGGAGAAAATCGATGGTTCTAATTTTGAGCTAATGAGAAAGCTAATTCAGGGCATTATTAACCATGAAAATGGGGCCGCCGCTCGTGCTGTAAGTGGCGATGATGTGATGCGGGCGCTGGCAATGAACCGGGGGAACGTATATTCACCAAATAATGCTTCTCAGGTAATCAGGCTCGAAGTTCAACAAAAACCAGGTTCAGATATACTGGCACAACTCGCCGGAATGCAACAAATACCGGGGTAAACCATGTCACTTAATTACTTTGGACAAGCTTTCAAACTGGCGTTTGAAGTATCGCCCATTCTTTTAGTTGATGGCATAGCGTCGAAAATTCCCGGCGGGGTGATGCCGATTGCTGTTTTGACCGAAGGCCTAAGCATTGCGAATGGTCTGCTGCATGGCGAGATACGCACACGCTTGATGGCGGCATTTACCCCGATGGCGGGGACAACGTTAGTCCAGCAGGATATTTGCAACCTGAATTTCTATAACCAGGTAACGGCAGCGAATGCGACCGTCAGGAAGCCTAACCGGGTAGTCATGCAGATGATCCGTCCGGCATCAACGGAGGACGGTGGCTACACCACGAAGGGAATGACGTTCACGGCGCTGAAAATGGCGCTTGATATGCATAATCAGTATGGCGGTTGTTACACCGTTCTGACTCCGTCGTTTATCTATACGCGTTGCCTGATGCGGTCGTTTATCGATACATCCGGTTTCTCTGAGCAGAACAAGCAAGTGCAGCATACCTGGCAGATTGAATTTGAGCAACCATTGTCATCTGTCGAACAAACAGTAAAGACGCTGGCGAGCGTTCTGGATAAATTTGATAAAGGGATGCAGTCAGACGGGCCGCTATCGTGGTCAGGTATTAAGAACCAGGTCGTGCAGGAGTTTGGTATTGGCTTATGACAACGTTAATTCCTTTCAAACCGGACGGGCGAGGTCCGTTTCAGTTCACGGCCAGAATTGGAGAATATGAAACATTCGCCCGCGTTCCGTTTAATCTGTATGCAAATCGTTACTACCTGGAACTGAAAGACAGTTCTGGCGACGTGATTGTGTACATGCCGTTGATCGCGTCACCTGACAATTACGACATCAATCTGGCGCTGCCTTGTTCACCGGGGAAACTTGTTTTTCGCGAAAGTACGAATCAGTTTGAGGTTTCGTAATGCGTTATTACCGACTGGAAATTATTAATCCTAAAACAGGCAAGCCGCCTGTGGATAGCAATGGAAAACCCATTGGACCTTTTGATACCAGTGAAACACCAGGATGTGGATTGCATGTCGAATTTGACTTTGAAGTAACTGGTTTGGATGTAGTCTGTTCGGGTACGATGCTGACGATCTATGGATTACCAATTGACATGCTGAAGCAAAGCGTGAGTTTGCAGGGTTGTCTGGTCCGTATGAAAGCAGGCTTTGTTCAGGGATTACCACTGGCAAATAAGGATCAACAGGGGGAGGTAATCTATGGTGAAATTTATCTGGCCTATGCCAACTGGATCGGTACGAACCAGACTTTGAACCTGGTAATAAATCCAAGCATACGCAAAACCGATGACGGTAAACCTTTTTCAATTGAGGGGCAGGGGGAAGCAGGGGAAAGGGTAGGCGATGTTTTAGTCCGCGCTTTGCAAAAAGCATATCCCAATAAATTGATTGATTGCACAGTCAGCGACAACCTGGTTTTGCCAGAGCCGTGGACGGGAAAATATACGGAGATTGGTTCTCTGGCTATGGTCGTAAAAAACGCCTCTATTGCGATGATGCGTAATGAAAGGTATAGCGGAATCGCCATCAGTATTCTTTCCGACAGAATACGAATTTACGATAACGCGTCAGCAAAGTGGGGTGAGCCAAAAACAATTCATGCCCATGAACTGGTCGGGCAGCCGACATGGATAGCACCGTTTACCGTCAGTTTCAAATGTCCTATGAGAGGCGATATCAGATGTGGTGATGTGGTTAAACTGCCGGAGGGGCTATATTCTGGCGCTGCGTCGATTGTGATGGCTAATACAACGGCACCCAGCGTTATCGCAAAAAATTCGACCACGTTCACCGGGAAATTTCTTGTGAAATCGGTCAGACACATTGGTTCGTATCTGACAGCTGATGGCGATGCCTGGGTGACGGTATTTGAGGCATATGCTGAGAACTGGGCGAGGGTGTAATGTCAAACGCTCAAAAATTACCGTTTCTCCGAACGCTGTCGGAGATGATGACCAGTTCTGGCAACCAGCAAGCCGAGCTTAAAGGACGCGAATTGCCCTGCCATGTTGTCGATGTCAGTGGGCAGATAGTGACCGTTCAGTTTGATATGTTGCCAGAGGGGATCAACTTTCCGCAGATAACAATCCCTGTCGCCACATTCCCGTATATTCGTTACCCGATACAGCCGGGCGATCGAGGAGTAACAATTGCCGCAGATGTATCACTGCGCGGTGTGTCCGGATTGGGAACCGGTATGGCGACGCTCTCTTACTCGATGTCACTCACTCCACTGTTTTTCGTGCCACTGGCAAACAAGGACTGGTCCGACGAAGATCCGCAAAAAATCGTTTTGTACGGTCCGGATGGCGCGATCCTCAAAACAGAGGACGGCAGTAGCTCGGTAACGGTGGCACCGGAAGAAATCAGGCTAAATTCGAAAGCTGTTTACCTCGAGGCCGAAGATATTTTCCTGAACGGGAAAATTCACCTCAACGGTCCAATCGTCCAGGACAAAGCCCAGATGAAGGATACAACAGCTTCGCTGATTGGCCCTCTCAAGGTCGAGAAGGATGCAGTTATCAACGGTGTGAGCGCCAGCGGCCACAGCCATGATGTGACCGGCGTTCAAAGCGGCAACAGCACGATCACGTCGAAGAAACCAAATCCGGGTTAATACCGGTTCATTTCACTTTAAATTCTATCCATAAAGCGAAAGCCCCGAACTGTTGCAGCAGTCGGGGCTTTTTGTTTCTGACCTTGAATAAGGCAAGGAGAAGTCGTGTTTGATTTTAGCAAACTGATTCGGGAGATTCGAGTTATGGCTGAAAAATTATCCACCTGGAAGTTTTTGCTTATTTGGTTGGTCTTTCTGATTCTGGCGTCTGGTTATTTTGTTGGCCAGATCCGATGGTGGTGAGGGCACGATGAGAACATGGGGCCGCGTCACTGACGCGAACGGCAACAAAAAATGGGTTGCAGTAGAATCTGACACCAGCGGTGATTTCTCCTACGGCTGGCTGACGACGCTCATTCAGACGTTAAAGCTGGGGTTGGGGGAGTCGCCGTTTTACGCGAATTACGGCATTCCTGCGCAGCAGTGCATCGTGCAGCAGATTTACCCGGACTACTATGTGAACATGGTTCAGCAACAGTTTGCCGGGTATTTTGCATCGCTGGCAATTTCAAAGGTAGATGGGGCAGAGAACCCCACCTATAACATCGATGTTGTGTTTTTTAACGGAACCAGTTACCGGACGCAGGTTCCGGTTTGAGGCAAGTTTTCGGGTATCAATTGGGCCAGTGGCGTATTAAGAAGTTCATCGCGTGGCATGACAATCCATCCACTTTTGCGTAGTAAGTGAATTGCCCATTCTGTGGTTATAACTGAGCCTGATTTGTGGTGCTCAATGTGGGTAACCGATCCGTTTCTGACGCGCATGATGATGTCAACATTCAGAGGGGGTTGTGTGCTGGTAGTTTCTTCGCGTAGTTTCTTCTCGCACTCGATGAAGTATCGGCGGATCTGGCGGCCTTTTTCGTTGCGTTCGACCATAGCCAGCTCTTTGGCGGTGTCCAGGGTGAGATGGTAGTCTTTGGCTGGTCTGCCTCTACCGATTTTTTCCCGATTTTGGGAAATAATCAAAAAGTCCTGATTTTCTACGAATTCATACTCGCTGATTCGTTCGGTAATCCAAGTGGCAAAGCGTTTACCTACTTCGAGAAAGGCATGCAGATCGCGAGCGTTGCATAGAAGGATGGTTTCGTTCGAAATGGTTCCGTTGAACACGGTGATGAGTTGGGTGGTCATAGTAACCTCTTTTGGCTTTTTTCGAATTGCCACTAACGTAGTGGCGCCGGGAGGTTCGAAACGGCCCAAAAGATACCGCGGACTTATTCCCCTTTCGGGTGTTGTATTCGTCGCCCTCCCGACATTGATCGGGGTTGTGATCGCACATATTGCCATCACAAAAAAAGGCATAAAAAAACCAACACATTGTAGGGTGCTGGGTAATCAGCTTTTGGGGGAGGTTTCGACGCCTCATGCGTCCAATCATACTCAACTGGGCGCGGTTGTAAAGTATGAACTTGAACAGACATTAAGAATGGGTAAAATTTGTCCTCCTGTTTTATAAGGAGATTAAGGATGTCTAAGTTAAAATTATTTGTAGTGTTTACCTTTTTATTACAAATAGGAACTGCGAATGCAGTATCTTTTGATTGCTCGAAAGCTAAATCATATTCTGAAAAGTTAATTTGCAACAACAGTGAATTATCTGAACTTGATGATAAATTAAATTCTTTATATCAAAAAGTAAAGTTAGAGAGCACTGATAAGAAAGCTTTTAGAAAAATTGTTTCAGACTTGTGGAATGAAAGAGAGAAGTGCAAAACAGAATCATGTGTTCGACAATGGTATTCTAATGCATTCAGGGAATATTCATCTTTAAATGAAATTAATGAGAACATAATCAATGAATCAGAGAATTACGCTGAATGGTATATTGATGGTGCGCTGATAATATTACCTCCATTGGAAGGTGTTAGTAAAAATAGATTCCTGATGTATGGCGATGATGGAACAATAGCTATTTTTATTGCTTCAAAATCTAAAGGTAATGGATTTTGCGATAATTCAGTGCAAATTGATGGCCCATTAGAATATCCACCAATTTTGATTAATGGTGAATATTATAAAACTTATAAATCATGCTTGTATGGAAATGGTTTTATAGTGCCAAAAACTGAAATTGGTAAAGCAGTTCTGAAAGAGTTGGTTATGAAAATGAAGCCTATAAAAATTTCTTTTGGAGACGGCGATGAATTTAACTATCCTCCATCAAATGTAAAAAGAATGCTTGAGAGGGTGGAAAAAATGAAACAGGCAAAATAAGTTAACTTAAAACCGCTTCGGCGGTTTTTATATAGGGGATATATGTCAGAAATACCAATTACTATGACCAGTGCGGGTGCGCAGCCTACGCCACCCAATGATTTGCTCGCGAATCTTATCACCAGAGTTGCTGAAAAAGTACCTGGATATACAGCCAACCTTCCGGCAGGACTTATTACAGACCTTGCCAGCACGGCAGTAGGGGCGCTGGCATTAATAGACCAGGCGCGGGTGGACCTTATTAACTCTGTAAGCCCATACGGCGCGAATATTCCGTTACTGATGCAACTCGGAAACATATATGGAGCACAGAAGGGATTAAGTACAAATACGGCGGTATACGTGGTGTTTGAGGCGTTACCGGGGTTTGGTATCCCTAAAGGATTTGTGGTTGGTGACGGTAACTACCAGTATGCAGTTTCCCGCGATACGGTGGTTCCGGAAAGTGGGCAGACTGAACCAGTCTACTGTGTGGCCACTACGTCAGGCTCATGGGCTGTACCGGAAGGGACCGTGACGCAGGTCATTACATCAGTACCAAAAGACCAGCCTGTAAAATGCACGAACCTAACCGCAGGGATGCCAGGTCAGGAGGCGCAAACGTGGGCATCTTACCGCGCCGAAGTCATGGAGTCCGGCATGTTTGGTGTGCAGGGAACACCGGATTGCTTTAAAGCGATGCTCAAATCAGTAAACGGTGTGCGAGAAAACCTGATTTCTTTTCGGCAGTCGTCGCTGGGGAAATGGGTTGCGGTTGTTGGTGGCGGTGATCCGTATGATGTGGCTTATGCGATTTACAAATCTGTACCGGATATTTCGAAACTGACCAACGATGTAAGCAATCCATCCGGTGCGGCAGTGGAAAAACGCACGGTTTCAATAACCGTTTCGCCGGACGTTTATCAGGTGCCGTTCGTTATCCCGTCATCACAAAACGTCATGGTGCTAATCACCTGGAACACGGTGTCTGATGATTATGTTGATCCGGCGGGTATTGCTATGGCTGTGCAGCAAAACGTTGCTGATTACATCAATTCAATTGAAGTCGGACACCCGATAAATCTTCTGCGTATCCAGGATATTTTTACCAGTTCCGTCAGGTTGCTGGTTGATGCGACGTTGATCTCAACAATCAGTGTGAGTATTGGTATTAACGGCCATATTGTTCTTCCGGCGAAAGACACAAGCCTGGTTTATGGCGATACCTATTCCTATTTTTCAACGGTGGCATCACAGGTTCAGGTCAACAAGCATGCAATATCTGACTGAGAAAATTCTCCCTGCTTATCCATTTGCGCAGTACAGAGATGATCCGAATGTTGTTGCGTTCTTTGATGCATACAATGAAATTGCTCAGGAATACCTCGATTCACTCAACAATCTGGCATTGCCATGCTGGACATCGGAATCAATAACCGGGCAATTACTGGACTGGATTGCACTCGGGATTTATGGCGTTGAAAGGCCTTTACTACAGGTTTCCGAGGAGGCTATTGCACGCGGCGCATACGATACCATTGAATACAATACGATCCCGTATGCAGCAATGCGGAATTACGTTCCAGGGCAGGCATCGTATGTCCCTGATGATTATTTCAAACGAATATTAACTTGGAATTTTTATAAGGCTGACGGTTCGCATTTCTGCATTGATTGGTTAAAGCGCCGTGTGGCACGGTTCATTCATGGGAAAAACGGAATAGACCCGCCATTGCAGCATACTTTTGATGTGAGTGTGACTGTATCGGACAGTGTTTTTTCTATTCAGATACCAGAGTATGGCGATGGCATAGGCTATTTTCTTAAAGATGCCATTGACCAGAAATATGTAAAACTCCCTTTTATTTATTCCTATGCAACAACGGTGATTCAAAAATGATTCTTGGATTTGGCAATAACGTTGTTTCAGCACTGGCTGGCGATATCACGACGATTCAGACTGATATTCCGGTGATGCCGGGCACGGGAGCTAAATTTGCAAAATTGCTTTCTGCCGATTTTGAAAATAAATCGAACGGGCAACGCGTCTATGCAAAAATTACGCTTACCGATAATAAAGAGTCTGCATTTGAGATTTGTCACCTGGTATCGGTAAGCGGTGATGTGTTGAAAGTCATTCGTGGGCAGGAAGGAACAACCGCGAAAGGTTGGTCCCTTAATGACGTTGTGGCTAACTTTGCCACGCGTGGTTCGGAAAACCATTTCGTACAGATAGCGCAGCTTCAGAGTGGTCATTATATTGCGGGAGTTGCTGGCGGCACTGCAAACGCGCTGACTCTGGAGCTTCCCGCGACGTTTTTTGTTAATGGAGGTACAGACTGGACGCTACGAACCCCGATTATCGTTTTCCCCGTTCAGAACAATACCAATGCCGCGACACTTCAATTAACACTGGGCGGAAAGGTTCTTGGTACGTTCCCGCTTTATAAGGGGAACAAGTCCGAGCTGGTAGCGAACGATATCATTAAAGGCATTCCCTTAATTTGTCTTCTTGATAGCGAGAAAAGCTATTTCAGCGTGATAAACCCTGGCAATATCTATTCAGATTTTGATCTGCGATATGTAAAAAAATCTGGTGATTTGATGACCGGAGAACTAAAAATCCGTGGTGTTAATGCACTGAGGATTTTCAACGAAGCTTTTGGCCTGATTTTTCGTCGTTCGGAAGAGTGCCTGCACTTTATTCCAACACAGGAAAACCAGGGTGAAAATGGCAATATTGGTCCACTTCGACCGTTCACTATTAATCTGCGGACGGGTGAAATATCCATGTCGCATAAAGTGTCTGTTGGCGGCGGTTCTCAGGTCAATGGTGCGCTGGGTATCGGTGTTCAGAACGCGCTGGGCGGTAACTCAATTGCTTTCGGGGATAACGATACCGGCCTGAAACAGAATGGTGACGGCCTGCTGGATGTTTATGCCAATGGTCAGCACGTATTCCGTTTTCAGAATGGCGCGTTACAAAGTAACCGGGCAGTGAATGTTTCAGGACGGGTAACACCGTCAGACTACGGAAACTTTGATGCCCGCTATCAGCAGCGAAATGGCGGTGTGCAGGATATCAGGCTGGGTAGTCAGAGGGTTGACGGGCACTATGACGATGATTTTACCGTTCCTTCGGGGTATGTCGTGGTTGGTGGTGATGTTGCCCCGTCATCAGCACTAAAACTGTATTCAAGACCTATTCAGAAATTAATTAACGGCACCTGGTATAACGCGTCGAGTGTATAACAATGTTGCATTTAAAAAATATTACTGCGGGTAATCCGAAAACGGCAGAGCAATATCAGATGACAAAGCGGCATAGTATTGTCTGGCTTTTTTCGGAGGACGGCAAAAACTGGTATGAAGAACAGAAGAACTTTGCCAGTGACACTATAAAAGTGGCCTACACCGAAAGCGGGCGTGTGGTGTGGGTCGGTAAGGATGTGACAGGTATCGAACCCACCAACGTCAGCATCATTGAGCTACCGGATATTACTACTAACCGCCGCATCACTGCGCCGGGTTACTGGTTTTACCGCGATGGCAATTTTATCTTCGACTACAAACTTAAAGCGGAAGATGAGCGAAATGCCCTGTTACAACAGGCCAGCAGCATGACCAGCGAATGGGAAAAAGACCTGCTGCTGGGGTTAATCAGTGACGAAGACAGGGAGAAGCTGAAAGCGTACCGCATTTACGCGAAATCGCTGCAGGCGATGGATTTCAGCACCATCGCTGATAAAACCTCATATAACGCCATTGAATGGCCCGTCTCTCCGGAAGCCTCTTCCTGATTTAATTTATCGCGAGAAAAACTATGTCTGTAGTGATATCAGGTGCGCTGATAGATGGCGCAGGCATCCCCATGTCCGGATGCCACATAATTCTGAAATCCCGGGTAAACACCTCAGAGGTGGTGATGCGCACAGTTGCCGACGTGGTGACAGGAAACTGTGGCGAGTACTGTTTTAAGGCGCAGACCGGAAAATATTGCGTATATCTGAAACAGGACTGGCGCGACGAGTACTGTGTTGGCGACATTGCTGTATACGACGACTCAAAGCCCGGCACGCTGAACGATTTTCTGACCGCTCTCGATGAAGGCGACCTCAAGCCGGATGTTGTGAAACGCTTTGAGGAAATGGTGGCGCAGGCGCAGCAGAGCGCGGAAGCGGCAGCGAAAAGCGAACGACAGGCCGGGAAACATGTCGCTGATGCGCAACAAATTAAGAGCGACTGCGAGACGCTGGCGGATAACGTACAGCAGAATGCAGAAGCCGTTGCCGAAGATAAAAATCAGGTGGCGCTGCTGGCATCATCTGCCACACAGGATGCCGCCCGGGCAGAACAGGCGGTCAAAGATGCCGATAAGATAGTCCAGAAAGCGGTCGATAAACTTGCTGATGCCGCAACGCTGACCGGTGAGGCAAAAGCCAGCGCCGAATCGGCTGCAAAAAGCGAGCAGAACGCGAAACAGCACAGGGACGAGGCGCAACGGATAGTTGATGAGCTGAAGGGAACCAACGCCAGCACGACGCAAAAAGGCCTGGTGCAACTCTGTAGTGATACAGACAACGACAGCGAAGAACTGGCAGCCACACCAAAGGCTGTCAAAACCGTCATGGACGAGACGAAAACAAAAGCGCCACTGGACAGCCCGGCGTTCACGGGTACGCCAACCACACCAACCCCACCGGACGATGCAGTCGGTCTGGAAACAGCGAACGCGGCGTTTGTCCGCAAACTTCTCGCCGCACTGGTTGACTCGTCACCGGAAGCCCTGGACACACTGAACGAGCTGGCAGCGGCGCTGGGGAATGACCCGAACTTTTCAACGACGGTCATTAACGCGCTGGCAGGTAAACAACCGCTGAACGACGTGCTGACAGCAATCAGTGAACTCAGTGAACTGACGCAACGGGCAGATAATCTTCTGTACTTTAATCAGGACGGGAATGCTTCACTGTCTCCGTTGTCAGAAAAAGCCCGCGCATTACTGGTACTGGACACGCCTGAAGCCATGCGCACGGAGCTTGAACTGAAAGCAGCTGCAACAATGGAGGCTCAGAGCGATATTTATGACAGAACCGCAGGATGTCTTGCTCTGCCGGGGGCGTTCGGATACGGGCATGTGTTCTCTTCGTCGGAAGTGGTGTATTTCAGCGCCCAAAATGGCCCTGCCGAATTTCTGAAATGGGTGTTCGAAGTCACCCCCGGACGTTACGCGGTAACACAATATGGAGGGAGTGGCACTTCGTATAATCCCATCATTGCGTATGACATGGGGCAACCTTATTTCCGTGGACTTGTGGATATAGACATACGATACGGAATTGACTCTGGCGGTATTGAAGCAGAAGCGCGTCGGTGGATAACGTTTCATGGTGATGCAGAATACGAAGGGGGATTCGGTGAAGGTCCTGCGAAATATCAGGTACTGGTTAAAAAATCCATGCGTCCGCCAGACCTACCAAAAGCATGGTCGCGGTTGTTCTGGTCACGTAATCGCCTGATGCAACTGTTGTATGCAACAGAAAATACATCAAAGCGTCCTCCGTTCCCCGGAGGCCTGGTTCTTGCTGCATACCTACCGGACGATGGCAGCAGTGAGGTTACGTTACTTCGTGCACAAGACGTGTCAGGCTCAAGACTCCGGCAGGTGGTCTTTGAAGCGGAGTATCGCACGTCAGGATTTAGTGCTGCTGCGAGGTCATTTGTCTACGGGGATGCCCTGCCTGGTACATATGTCGCTTTATCTGGCGGCCCGGATATTAAGTTTTATAACCGGGGCTTAGTTTCTTTGTTTGTGAGGGTTGCATGATGCAGATAAAAGAGATTACCAGTCCCCGTTATACCGAATCCGGTGCGATTGACTGCGACGTGCTGTTTGAGGGAATGGAAGACCCACTTCCCTACACAGCCACGCCAGACGATACAGCGAAAACTGGCCAGCAAATCTGGCAGGAGTTGCAGAGCGGCAAATGGGGCGAAATCGCCCCGTTCACTGTTACGCCTGAAATGCTGGAAGCAGCAAAGGACGCTAAAAAACGAGAAATTGAGGTATGGCGCACAGAACAGGAAGCGCAGCCGTTCACGTTCGAATGGAACGGCCGCACCTGGAACGCTGGCCCCGACTCACTGGCCCGCCTTTATCCGGTAGTAATGGCGGCGAAATCCGATACGGCACGAACCACCCTTGCGTGGGGTGATGCCGATAATCAACAGGTGAAACTGTCGATGCCGGAACTGGAAGAACTGGCGGCAGCAATGGCGCAGGCGCAGGTCGATCGCAATGACGAGATTTATCAACGTCAGCGTGAATTGAAAGAGGAACTGAGCAGTCTGGGGGATTTGAATTCGGTTAGGAATTTTATAGTGGAATAA